TGGCTTAATGCTGTTATCTTGCCACCTTCTACCTCCTCCTTGTTTATTCCTTTATAATCTACTATTGCCCACACCTCTGCAAAATTACTCCAAGTCTCTGTTCCAAAACCAGTAGTACCAACAGTACGAGAAACACTCTGTACTATTATTCTCTCTCTTAACTTTCCTATTTCTTCTTTCTTGTTGTATCTCATTAGAATAATTGAACGCGATATTGATCAAGTAAATACTCCGATGCCGTAGGTAATTTCTTTATATAATCTTCTCTATTATCGTAACCATCTGCAATCATCATTAATATAGCTTGTCTTATCTGCATTGGTACACCAGATGGCTCTGTGCTATATCCTGCCGTGTATGTAATTGTTACATCATTAATATTACCATAAAGTGTAGGCCATGTAGAACCGTATGCTAAAGCTAATCTTCCAGGCTTTAAAAAAGTATCTACTACATAATTAGCAGCATTGTATGTTTGAACGCTATTAACTCCATCGTTATATTGAAATGAGCTAACGGCAATTACTGGAGAGACAGATAAGTAAATAATAGGATTATTAAGCCTATCTAACTTTTCTGTTATTGTTTGTGTGATTAACGCTTGATTAAGATAACGCTCAGCAACTTCACGAGCTGACTGCAATAAAGTAGTAATCAAAGTATCGTCAGCAGAAGTATCTACTTTTAGATAATTCTTAACTTCATTTAATGTAAAAACTTCTTTAGCAGGTGCCGTTGTTACTTTCCAAGCCATCTTTATATTTTTAAGTAGGGATAGAGATTTCTCCCTATCCCTTTACTATCCCCTATTGATTACAGATTCTTGAGGTGCTTAATTGCAGCAGTCTGAATTAATTTACCATCAAAACGAGCGTACATTAAGAATCCTAACTCCATCTCATCCATAAACCTTTCACGCAATGGCACAAGGACATTGTTAGCTACCTGGCGAATGATGTACTTAGACCAATCTCCAAAGAAGATTATCTTTGCATCAGCAGCCTGTGCAGATGGAAGATCATTGTTTATAAAGAAATTATAACCTAATAATCTATCTGGTGTACCTTCTCTCAGAGATGGTTGGAACAAAGTAGTGTTGTTAGTGTCTAAGTTTAACTTTCTAACTGCACTTAAAATCTGGTCATGCATCATAAATGCAGCAGATGGTGAGTTACGGTAAGCAATGTCAACTGAATGTACAAGCTCAACTAAATTAGCTGCAGTAAATGCACCGGTAGAAGCAGATTCAACACCGGAAGGTGCTACGTCTCTGAATCCTGTTGGTTTACCAGAACCATCACCAGTTGTAAATGCAGTGTTTAAGCCACGACCTAAACGCTCACCTAACATAATTGGTAACTCTGTGTTTAATAAACCAAACTCGTCATTTGCCCATTCAACAGACACTTTTACAAGTGTGTTTAAAACGTGAGCTGAGAAAGTCTCTCTTGTAAAGGTCATGTCCTGTACAGTAACCGTTCCACCTTCAGTGTGCCATGAACCTGCCGTAGCAGTATCATTTACTTTTGGCCAGTACAATGTACCTGCCTGTGGAGTAGTGATTATACGGCTAACCTGTAGCATTGGGCCGTAGTAAGCCATTGTCTTTTCCAACTCATAAGAGAATTGGTAAGGAATAACATAACCACCAGCTAAGCCAGTCTCGGCAGTTGTAATAGTAGCAGTTCCACGCATCTCTCTAAGCATTGATTGCTCATTGCTTGATAAGTCACGCTTTGCAAGAGCTTTCATAAATGCAGTGTGATACTCTGGTGACTTTACAATCTCCCTTGCATCTCTTGGCAAGTTATTAATTGTCTGCTCAACTGCATTAACACCTCTCTCCTCTGTGTTAATTTCATTCCATCTTTCTAAACGAGAAATCTGGTCTGTATAGTTTTTAAAGTTAGCATCTGCTGCATCCCATTGCGCCAATTCATCGGCACTCATAAGACGTCCTTCGCCAGCTGCTCTCTTCTGCAAGTCTTCCATTATAGCATAATCGGAAGCCCGCTTTTCTCTTAGCAATTTAGAGTTCATTATTTTGTTTTTAATTTAAGTAAGTGCAGGGCATTCCTGCGTAATTCATTCTGTATATTAATTTCTGATTCAACAGATATATCAATTACTTTTTGCAAATCTTCATCTATTTGCTTAGTAGCATCGTAACTTCTCTTTGCTACCATTGTGTCTGGGTTAGCAGGATAAGTTACCGGAGAAACATCGTACACTTTTTTAATAGAACGTATAATTCTTTTTGGTTTACTACCTTCCCTTTCTTGCCAACTTTCTTTTTCTACTGTAAAGGCAAATGATGATTGATAAACATCACCACGTTTAACCATTTCTAAAAGGTCATTACCTAAAGAAGTGTTTGGTGCCTCAAATTCGTACTCCATCGCATTGCCTGTGACATTTAGCTTTAATGTGCCACTGCTTGTTCTTGCCAATACCATGTTCATGTCATGATTAAACAAAGCAACTACATCTTTCATGTCAGCTTCATTTAATGAGTCAGATGACATTTCCTCATCATACCATCCCATGTCATAGGAAGAGTTAAACACTGTGGCAGTGCCGAAGATAGTACGGCTTTCCGGTTTAGCCCTTAGTTCAAAATTTATACTTCTCTTTTCCATAGTTTCTTCTTTTGACCTTTCGTCCATTATTTTATTAGCCGTTCTTTCTGCCCAGGGCAACATGGTTGAACCACCCCAAGCATCATACATAATAGAACCGCATATTTCATTATCATTTTCATCAAAATATTTGCCTTGGTCATACACTTTAGCACGACTTAGAAAGCTATATGTGCGTATCACTTCATCGTCCGAAAGTTCTTGTCTGCTTGACAACTGCTTAGCTCTTGACCAGCCCACGGAAGTTCCACACTGGCTGCCATTATCTTCTTTATGCTGCAATGCTTTCTTTGCTGCATTAGTTGCTGATTGTGGATAATTACTATATGGCATCGCTTGTAGGTTCTATCTTTATGTTAGATGCAAGAGGCAATTCATAACTATCTCCACCTGTGTAAGGATTCATATTCTCCTTAATTCGAATTTCATTAGGTGACATCGCCAGTACATTACGCATAGTAGTGTAGTAGGATGACCTTGCTGCTATATCACCTCTTAATAATCCATCAAGATTAAAACGTGTACAATAAGTGTACTTTTCTGCCTCAAAAAATATCTTTCTATTAAACTCTGCCTCTATTGTTTCACACAATGGCATAATGGTATAGTTTACAAACATCTGGCTAAGTTGCTCCATGTTGCCAAATGTTGCCTTTTCCATATCCTCTAAAAGAACACCTGGCACACCAGTTATACGAGCAATGTCAGAGATAGTAGCTTTCTTTGTTTCGTTAAATGCTGCATCGGCAGGATTAAGCCCTACTTTCTGAAAGTCCATGCCTTCCTCTAAGATGGCAGTACCTCCAGCGTTTTGACTTCCACCAAAAGCACGGTTAAAGCTACTCTTTAATCTATCGTATGCCTCGTTAGTTAATCTTCCAGGATGTTTTAAAACACCGTTTAGATGCGCACCATTTTTGTAAAAGTTGGCACCATAATTTCTATTGGCTAACGCTAACCCAAAGTTGTCACGGTGAACGTCTGGCACTAACAAAGCCTTAACACCATCCCACGCAAGGTTAGGTATATAGATGATATTTTCACCTCTATATGTCTTGTTGTTTTCCTTATTTTTAAATATCAATTCATTCCTACTATTATATCCTAATTCCATTTTGGTAGGATTTAAAATAGTAAGGCTGTTTATTCTTGTAGTTATGCTATTCCTATTGATGGCTGCGTAAAATGCACCATGAGCCAAGTAATGCAAGACCATTGTTTTATAAAAAGTGTGTGAGGTATATAACTCCGATGGCTCTCTTGCTATTATTTTGTAATTAGGATGTTCGGTTGCAATTCTTGTGCCACCATTATCCAATTTTTCTATAATGTCAAAAGGAATAGATGCAACAACACCTCCAAGTATTTGTGTAGCACGGTAAAATGCAGGAAGACCTATAATTGAATATTCATCCACCGCAACACCAGCTGCAGATCCTCTTTGAAATAATGCGCCTAATGTATCACCGTTTATTGGTGTACTTGGATTTTCAATACTGGCACGAGTATTAGAAAAAAAAGACCGCATGGAGTTAATTATTCCCATGCGGCAAATATAAACCAAGATAGTATGAAGTAATGGAGTTATGGTAACATCTTAAACAAAGCGTATCATCATATAATTGCTTTTTGCTTTTCGAAAACTTTCGTAGGTCTTATATTTCTCATCCAATCCAAACTCATCTCTCTCTTCCTCCAATTTTATCCATGCCTCTTGATGTGTACGACATTCTCCGGATAACTCGTAAAACCTATGAAAATATCCGCTTGTTGAATTAATTTGTCTAACTTGTTGAGCGTACTCATGCTTTGCCATTAATTTTTCCATAATTAAAAGGTTTTTATTTTAATTAGGTACATTTTATAACATCAACAATCCTTGTTCTCTTTCACCAGATGTGTAAATAGTTGGTCTATCTCCTTGCATTATCTGTGCGTAAGCCATTATCATAGCAACAGGCCCATCTACCTTCTCTGTTGACTTTGCTTTATCTATTTTTATATTTCCTGCTGGATCAAAACGCAACATAACATTTGTCATCATCCACTCCATGACTGGATTGCCATCGTGCGTAATTTCATTAGATAAAAACAACTTTTCTACCTCCTTGGTTGGTGCAGACATAGAAATAAAGCCCTGCCCAAATGGTTTCATGTTTGCTCCATCATTTGTAAGCTGTATAACAAGTTGACTTGCATTCCATCTGTCAAAAGCTATGCACTCTATTTTATATTTTACAGTTAACTCAATTACTTTAGCTTTTATAAAGTCATAGTCAGTAACATTGCCATCTGTCATAATTATATTACCATCCTGGGCCCATTGCACATAAGGCACTCCATCTGATAATGATCGCTCCCTTACATTATCTTCTGGGCAAAAGAAATAAGACTTTATATGTGGTTTATCAAGTCCTTGCTGCACTGGGAAACAAAGCACTAAGGCCGCAATGTCACGAGTGGAGGCAAGGTCTAATCCAGCAAAGCATTTTTTATTATACAGCGTAGCATCATCAACTTTTAATCTACTTGACTCAATATAACTATTAGAAATCCAAACACTGGATGTAGTTGTCCATACATTTAGATTTTTAGTCATAAATTGTATTTGTTTAGCTGCTCCTTCGTTTAATGCTTTTTGATACTGGTCATCCATGTAGCTAATGTATGGAGTAACACCAAGATTAGGATTGGATTTTGTCCAGTTCTTTTTATCCTGCCAGTCATCTCCTTCATCTAAACAGAATAGTAGCGGAAAAACAGACTCATCTACTTTTCTTTTCTCTAATATATCAACCATTACCTTCCGAAATAAATAGCATGGTGATTCACGGTTAAAGCCTGCTGTAGTCGTAATAAGTAGTAATGGCTGTAACCTTGAACCCATACCTGTCTCCATTACTTGTTCGACATCTGAAGTTTTTGCCGCGTGATATTCGTCAATTAAAGAAAAATGAGGATTTAAACCATCTAATGTATCTGCCTCTGATGCAACAGCTTCAAACTTTGAATTAGTAGATGGTACATTACAATTATACTTTAAAACATTGACTAACTTGTTAAATGTTCTTGAATCTGCCTTTAATGATTTAAGCATTACTTTTGCAGTATCAAAAGCAATACGAGCCTGATCCCTTGTCGTTGCAGCAGTATATACCTCTGCTCCAGTTTCATTGTCACATAGAAAACAATAAACGGCAATCGCAGCAGCTAACTCCGTTTTGCCGTTCTTCCTTGCTATTTCAAGGTAAGCCTTGCGGAATCGTCTGCCACCAGTCTTTTTCTGCCATCCAAATAATACCTTGATAAAAAACTCTTGGAAAGGTTGGATGTTGAATCGCTGCCCGGCAAACTCGCCCTTGGTGTGGCGCAGTGCAGAAATAAAGGAGAAAGCCCTGGTTGCCTTCTCCTCTGAAAACACATACTCCCAATCGTTATTTTTTAAATCAGCTAAA